ACAGGGGTTAGAAGTATATGGAAAACTCCGGCCAGTGAGAATAAGGGGAGGAATAGTATTACAAGAGACAACATATAAAATGCGATAATGTTTCACGTGAAACATATAAAATGCGATAATGTTTCACGTGAAACATAACAAAAGAGACAGAATTAAATCTGTCTCTTTTAATATATCTATAACGTTAATTCTAAATGCATGGGTAGGCATACACCCAACTACAGAGACATGTCTTATATTTCAAAGAGCCTTTCACGTCTATGTTACAAAAATAACTAACGCAGATACCATTAATAATATGCTAAAGCCTTGAGAATACACTCTTTACAGTCAAGCGAATAAAATCTAAAACAACCTCTATCAAAGAAGTATCTCATATAGTCAATTAACCACGCATTATTTTTGAGCATTACATAATTGATATTGTGGTCATCTGTAGTGACCGAAATTCTTTGTTTAAAATCTGGGTCAATCTTCTTGTCACAATAAACTATACTTACCTCTTCAAACATTTTAACAGCATATTCTTCACCCTTATATTTAAGAGTACATAAGTATCTACTTTGCCCCCTCATTTTTTCGATGAAAGCGTGGTTGTCATTCAGATAAACATTTTGTGACGCATAAGCTACATAATTGGACTTGGTGAACGCTCTATTAAAAAGCGAGTTTTCTTGTAACTTAGAAGCACTTTCATTATATCCCTGTTCAAGAACAAATCCATCACCGCGTAGAAATTTGACATCCGATGACAGTCTGTCAGTAATATCTAATGCTGTATAATAAGGGTTTAACAGTGTTACAGCGTTAGAAATCATTATTACAGGAACATATCTAACCTGACTGTTGTTTCCCCTTGCTATTGACGTGTGTATACTAATAAATTTGGTGACTTCATCAGCGCAGTAATGATTAGTTTCAGACTGAAATTCATCAAAAAGTATTCTTGATACATCGCTCAGATAGTGCGAATACTTTTTCACTTTATCCGCACAGTTGAGTGCTACAGCATAACCACAGGATTTTCCCTCATCCTCTTCATCGTATGCACTGCATAAAAATAACTCGTACATTTTACTATTACCAATTTGTACAGCTTTCATTGTATAAGCTGAGAAAAAAAGGTTGTGTATATCCTTAAAGAATTTGTCGGCAGAGTCCTTCAACTCGTCTTGAAATCTGTACAGTAGACAAAATTTCTCATTATATTTTAAAAAGCGATTAATTAGATACCTGTTAAAATATGTTGTTTTTCCTGCACTTCTATTTGATGTTGATATATAAATTTCTGGTACATTCCCATTAATATCTTTCATGCTTAATAGCTTGGTGCCATCATAGTATTTTATTTCTTTCATTTATCCACTTCCTTTAGTTTATTATACCAAATTATCCACAATTTGTCAAATTAATGTTGATAATTTGTGGATAATATGTTATAATAAGAAAAAAGAAAGGAGGTCACTATTATGATTAATGACTTAGCAACATTAATTTCCACGCTTGGTTTTCCCATAGGAATGTGTTTAATTATGTGTTATTACATTAACAAAATTAATGACTCACATAAGGAAGAGACAGACAAGTTTGCAGAAGCACTCAACAATAATACAGTCGTGCTGCAAAAACTTTGTGATAAGCTTGACAGTGAGGTGAATGTTAATGACAAGTAGTGATATTGTAACAATGGCGAGAACGTATCTCGGAAAGCCCTATGTATGGGGTGGAGAGTCTGAGTCTGAGGGTGGATATGACTGTAGTGGTTTTGTATATTCTGTACTTAATAAGTGTGGCATGAAAGTACCAAGAACTACAGCACAAGGCTACTCAGTGTTAGGCAAAACAGTATCAAATATTCAAAGTGCTGATTTACTTTATTTCGGTAAATCAACCAAGAGAATTACTCACATAGCAATTGCTATTAACAGTACACAAATGATTGAGTCGATAGGAAATAGTAAAAATACAAAAACAAACAAGGGTAAGGGTGTTTCAATTACTAATATTTCTCACCGAAACGATTTAGTGCTTGTTAAAAGAATTGTTGATTTTAAAAAGGAGAAATTAACAACTATGTCTTTATTAAAAAAAGGTAGTAAAAATAACGATGTTACTGTATTCGAGATACTAATGTCAAAGTTAGGGTATTATACAGGTTCAATTGATACCCTCTACGGTAAAGGCTGTGTATCGGCCTGTATTAATTTTCAGAAAGACCACAATCTTGTACAGGATGGTGAGTGTGGCAACAATACATGGAAAGCACTTCTTAATGAGGTAATTTAATGTCATGGGTAGTTATTGAAGGTACTAGGAAGTATCTGACACAAGCGCAGATGAAGAACAACGCTGTAGAATTTAATGCTTATTTTACTGGAAAATACACACTTGAAAGTATATGTGGTATGCTCGGAAATGTTCAGAGAGAAAGCACCTTAAACCCTGCGCTAAAAGAAACAGTAAGTATATCTAGTGGGTGGGGACTTATTCAGTGGACGCCATCAGCAAACCTCACTAACTATGCAAGCGCTCAAGGTAAGGATTGGAAAGACGGCAATTTACAATGTCAGCTTATTAATGCCGAAGTACTTGAAGGATATGGCGGCCAGTGGATACCAACTAAAAGATATCCTTATAGTGGTTTAGAATTTTCTCAACTAACGGATGTTGAAGAAGCAGTCAAAGCTTACTGCTTTGAACGTGAGCGCGCTGGTGTTGTAGCACTTGATGAAAGAATACAAAATGGAAAGAATTGGTACGAGTATCTTAGTGGTACACCTGCACCACCTACACCACCTACACCACCTACACCATCAGCAAGAAGGCACTTACCTGTTTATATGATGTTACACAGGCGATTTTAAGAAAGGAGAATGATAATGGCTAAATTATCAAAAGACGAACTTATTGAAAAAGTAAGAAAATATGTCGGTAATCGGAAGGATGATGAAACAATTGAGATTATTGAGGATATATCCGACTCAATCGACTCGTCCGATGCTGACGAGTGGAAAAAGAAATTCGAGGAAAATGACAAAATGTGGAGAGACAAATATATTTCACGTTTTGTTGAAAAAAAAGAAGATGAACTAGACACACCGACAGAACACGAGGAGGAAGAGAAAGAGTACATCTCTTTTGGGGATTTATTTGAAGAGGAGGAAGAATAATGGCTAGAATAATTGCTAAAACGAAACTTGATGCACGGTCAATTGATATTCTTAATGTTATCAGAAATAATGCATCATATGCTTATCAAAAAGATATACCAAAAATAGAGAATGAACAGGACATCCCAAAGGTTGGAGAAATCCTTTTTGGAAATCCGGCACACTCCAACGAATTTATCAACGCTTTAATTAATAGAATTGCATTAGTGCGTGTGCAGAGTGCAACTTTTAACAACCCTTATAAGCACCTCAAGAAGGGGTATCTTGAATTTGGCGAGACTGTAGAGGACATTTTTGTTGGTATTATCAAAGCTGTAAAATATGACGCTGAAAAGGGTGCTAGTAGAGAGTTTAAACGTACTCTTCCTAATGTTCAGTCAGTCTTTCACATGACTAATTGGAGAGTAATGTATCCAATTACTATTGAGAAACAGGCTTTAAAAAGAGCTTTTACATCTGCTGACGGTGTTACTAACCTTATTACATCAATTATTGACCAAGTTTATCAGTCAGCTGAATATGACGAATACTTACTTTTTAAGTATCTGCTTATCAAAGCAATTTCTCACGGTAAAGTATATCCACAGACTATTGATACTACTAACATGAATAGTGTGGCTGTAGCTTTTAGAGGAAAATCAAATTTACTCCCTATTGACATGACAGGGCGATTTAATGAGTCTCATGTACAGAACAACACACCTATTGACCGACAGTGTATTTTTATGGATGCTGATTTCAATGCTAAATTTGACGTTGAAGTTCTTGCCAGTGCTTTTAATATGAATAAAGCTGATTTCATTGGCAGACTTCACCTTATTGACGATTTCAGTTCGTTTGACAATGAAAGATTTGAAGCGATAAGAGAAGAGTCTACAGGTCTGGAAGAAGTAACAGCAGACGAGCTTGCACTTATGAAGAATGTTAAGGGGGTTTTGCTTGATGCTGATTGGTTCCAGGTTTATGACAACTTACTTGAATTTGACGAAACACATGTAGGTAGTGGTTTATATTGGAATTATTGGTTGCACGTTTGGAAAACTATTTCATACTCACCTTTTGCTAATGCAATCGTTTTTGTTGACAGTGGTGCAACAATTGCCAAGCCTGCATCAATTACTGTTGAAATCACAGGAAAAGATATATCTGAGGTTGGTACTATCTTTACACTTAATGTGCAGGATGGCACAGCTACACTTGCACCTAATTCAGTTAATTTTGTACAGACTAAAGCTCTTACAACAGAGGGAATTGCAGTACAGAAATATGGTGCTATTGTAATTCCGTCAACAAAATCATCAACAGAAATAACTCTTGTAGCTGATTTAGATGGAATAACCTACACAGGTGTTACAAACATCACTAGCGCTAGTGATGTAGGTGATACAGTCATATTAAATAAAGGATGATGAATTATGTACATAGTACCTGATAGTGAGGTGTACATGCTGAGTGGAGTACCACTTTCCACTCAGCAGAAACACACACTTTATTTTTCAGATAAGAAAACACAAGCAGATTATTTTATTAGTAAAGCCAAAAAGCATTTTAATAACGTAACTTACAACAGAGTTAATAAGGGTAAATGTCGTTTACAGGCTACAGCAGACAGCTTATACGACTGTAATTACATGATGTTTCAAAACTCAGCTTTCAGCACTCGGTGGTTTTATGCATTTGTGACAAGTATTGAGTATATTAACAATGTTACTGCTGAGATAAGCTTTCAAATTGATGTTCTACAAACTTACTGGTTTGATGTTGAACTAAAAGAATGCTTTGTCGAACGAGAGCATAGTCTAACTGATAACATCGGTGAGCATATCCTACCTGAAAATGTCGAATGTGGCGAGTATGTTTACAACGGTGACGCTCAGTTAATCGGACTAGGCTCTTTAAGTACTTGTACCATGGTACTACTTGCCACAACAGGGGGGTATCTATACGACGGTGTTTATAGTGGCTATCAAATAAAAGCCTTTGCTAACACAGAAACAGGTGGTAATAATCTCACTAAGTTTTTAAATCAGTACTTATCTACTCCCGAAAATATATTAGCTCTTTACACATGCCCTACAGATATACTTCCTGTTAATGTTACAGACGAAGGAGTTAATATAACCTTTACTGGAAATACTAACCCAATAAATGTTACTGGTGTACCGATTAGTAATACTGACACATTAAACGGCTACAAACCACGAAACAGGAAACTTTACACCTACCCTTATAATTTTAACGAAGTAAGGAATAACTGTGGACAGACATTAATTCAACGCTATGAATTTTCAGAAAATCTTACACCATATTATAACATAGTTGGTAACATGACGATGCCGGTACAAGAAGTGCTAAGACTTGACCGATACAAGTCCACAAAAACCAAAGGCACAGGCAGAATGGATATGACAGAAACAATCACACTTGACAGCTTCCCTTTATGTTCATGGAATGTGGACGCGTTTAACGCATGGGTTGCTCAAAATGCTGTACCAATTACAATCAACGCTATTCCGTCCGCCGTTCAAACTGCTACGGGAATGATTACTGGACAGTCAAGTAACTCAGCACTGGGTAGTGTGCAAAATATATTAACAAGTGCTTATACAGCGAGTATCTCCGCTAATGATGTAAAGGGCAATTATGCAACTAATAATGCACTATTCGGTAAAGGTCAAGTGTGTTTTGAAGCTCAACGAAAGTCTATCACTGCTGAGTATGCTAAGGCGATAGATAAGTATTTTGATGTGTTTGGCTATGCCTGTCATACAACTAAAATACCTAATGTGTCACGTAGACCGCATTGGAATTATACAAAAACCGTTGATTGTACAATAGTAGGGCGCGCACCCAGTGACGACATAGCTCTGATTGAAAGTTATTTTAATAGTGGGATAACTTTTTGGAAACATCCTAATGAAGTAGGTAATTATTCGCTTGATAATTCAATTTAGAAAGGAGGGAGATAAAAATGAGCAAAGCAAGAAAAGAAAAACGAACTAAAGAGCGCACTTCATTTAGTGACAGCGTTTTTTATCAGCTTTACACTTTTGACCAATACTTGGATTTATTCACAGAAATAGCAATTAGCTCGTTTGAATGGGTTGGGCTTCCTAGCACTGTAGATGCACGATTTATTGAAGTTGGATTGTACGAAGATAAATCTATGTTGTATTTTAATGATGATGTTATGGGCAATCTGTGCCTGAGAAGTGTGCTTGGTGGTCAGCTTGATGTTTATAATATACCTTTAGATAGACGTGCTTATGCTTCTAATGGCTATCAGCGAGTATGCGGTAGGAGTGACAGTGTTATTATATGGGATAATATGACTCACTGGTGTTGTAAAAGTAAGATGGAAATATATGCTAAAAGACTCGCAGAACTTGACGCATGTATCGATATCAACTGTAAAGCTCAAAAAACCCCCATTTTAATTAAAGGCAGTGAACAGCAACAATTAGCTCTACAAAATGCTTATATGCAGTTTGACGGCAATCAACCTGTTATTTTTGCTAGTAATGATTTCATGGAGGGTGACGGAAGCTCGTTTGGTGTGTTCACAACAGGTGCGCCGTTTGTCGCAGATAAGCTATATGAGTTAAAGGTTAATCTATGGAATGAAGCTCTCACTTACTTAGGTGTAACTAACATTAGTATTCAGAAAAAAGAACGAATGATTAAGGACGAAGTGCAGAGACTACAAGGCGGTGTAATGGCTAACAGATATTCTAGAGAATTTGCAAGGCAACAGGCCTGTGAGCAGATTAACAGAATGTTCGGTACTCAGATAAGCTGTCATTTCCGTGATGTATTCAATCAGAATGACAACAGGAAGGAGGATGACGATGAGTAAATATTCAACACAGGTTAGATTTATTTGTGAAGCAACTGCAAAGCTTACAGAGTCGCACGGATTTAATGACATTGAAGATATACTGGATAAGTCTTGGAACATGATTTTTAGCGACTTCCCTATTTTTGATGAAGAATATAGAGCAGAGCTTTGTAAGAAAATCCTTCGACATTACTATACACGCGAGATTTGTTGTGAAACTGTAGGAAGATGGAAGTTGTTTCTTAGTGATAAGATGAAAAACATAATGCCTTATTACAACCAACTTTATCAGAGTGAATTGTTAAAAATCCAACCGTTAGTTAGCGTGGACAGGTGTGTTACACATGAAGGCAGCGGAAGCGAAACCAAAACCACTAACAGAAATGGAACTAATAGTAGCACTTCAAGAACGGATGGAAGTACCGATACTTGGAGCTATTACAGCGATACACCACAGGGCGGTATTGACGGACTTGATAGTAACGATTATTTAACAAACGCCACGCACAATAGGGGTACGGATGGTACGAGTAGTACGCTAAACGGAACAACTAGCGATAATGAGACAGGAACAGGAAACAGAAACGACAGCTATGTTGACAAAGTTTTAGGTTATGAAGGTAATCAGTCGGAAATGTTACTAAAGTTTAGGGAAACTTTCCTAAACATTGACATGTTGATAATTAATGAGCTTAAAGATTTATTCTTTACTTTATATTAAGAAAGAGAGGTTATATGATATGGGAATTGTTAAGAATGACCCTGCAAATTTTAATCCAAGTGTTAATATACCATCAAAAGTTGATGGCTTTAGATTTTGGTGTCAAAAAGTTTTGCCGCTTGTTTATGATGATAGCCTGAGCTATTATGAATTGTTATGTAAAGTTGTAAACTATTTGAATAACACTATTAACGATGTCAATACTTTAATTACTGATGTTGATAATCTTAATAATGCTTATAATAAATTACAGAATTATGTAAACAATTATTTTGATAGCTTGGATGTTCAACAGGAAATTAACAACAAGTTGGATGAAATGGCAAAAGATGGGACTTTGCAACGTTTAATCGGTAATTACATCAATAATATGAAAATTGGAAATATTCTTAATTTTGGCGCTGATAGCACAGGGCTCACAAATTCAACTAATGCAGTTGTAGAATGCGCACAAAATTATGATGTAATTTATTTTCCTAGTGGAACGTATTTATGTGACAATTTAACTTTTACTAACAAAGAAATTGTTGGTGCTAATGCTACTATTATAAATCACAACACCTCAGGTTATGCAATTACCTTAAATAACAGCAAAATGTCAAATATTACACTACAATCTGACTATAATTGCGAAAATAAATTAAACGGAATTTTATCTACATCAACAACAGGCGCTGGTAATTTGCAAAAAGAAATTTTATCAAACGTCTTTGTCACACATTTTGGCGGTGATGGTATAACTTTCAATCACACAGCTAATATCTCAAATTGCCGTGTTGAATATTGTAACGGAAAAGGGATATATTTGAAATCTACCGATAACATTTTAAATAACTGTACAACCCTTTGTACTGGCGATATTGGGGTAAATACCAAAAATGCTAGTGTTATTAATGGCGGAGCTTATTATTGGGGCGGTGTTAAAAATGGTGACTTAAATACAACAAGCTCTATTCCTAACTTAATTGTCCAAGGCTCAAATAGCTTAATTAACACAAAGCTACAAGACAGTTTTAATAGACAAATTGTGCTAGATGATAACGCACGCGGTAATATAATAAACATTTCAATTAGTTCGTGTGGCGAAAATACTTTCGATGGTATTCCAATTGATATAAGGGGCGCACATTTTAATAAAATTACATGTTGTTATGGTAATGGCTTTGTAAATTCACAGATAAAGCAATTAATAAAGATGTATGGTAATGCATTTTATAATGATATTAACATCTCATTCACAAATGGTGCTGACACTCAGGCATACAACCTTTATTCAATAATAAACACGAATGAAATAAACCACACAAATAAAATCACTGTCAACAATATAGACTATAGTAAAAAGCCAGAGACATTTAATGCTGTAAGGGATAATGATGGTAAACTTCTTGATACATCATTCAATAACATTTATGGGTTTACCCTTGAACCCTTTGCCATGAGTGAAACATTGAATTCATTTTACTTTTCATTAGACTTAAAATTAACAAAGCCTACTGATAATATAACTTGGACTGCTACCTTAAACACAACAGGTGGGCATAAAATTCCTGTCACAACATTTGTAAACAAATATAATAATCAGCCGTGTTGTGCTTTTATAAACTTCAATGAACCAGTAAGAAACCTCACTGTAATAGCTAATAAATTAATTAGTGGTTCTATAAACACTGCTTATTTTAGTTATACTAAATAATCTAAATAAAATACGGGCTCGTACCCCAAAAGGGGTACGAGCCTGTCGACGTTTTTTAAGGTGGTATGCCTACTTTAAGCACACCATTGTTTTTAACATGTATGCTTATCACTTAC